ATTGTATTTTTTGTAAGTTGTGAAAAAACAGAAATCGAAGATAGATCTGTTCAGATGAGTACTTCGTTATGTGTTCATGCACCTGAAGATTTAAATTATAGGATGTACAGGAAAACTGTTTATGATGGACCAGTTAATATTGTATCTGATGAGTATTTTTCTAATGCAACAACTATGTTGAATTTCAATACTCATTATGGAAATCAATCACCACTTATTTATGATTTTAATGGTAATCAAATTACAGATGCTTCTGATTTAGCAACTTTGCTGACTGGTTATGGACTTGAACCACCTTATAGAGATTTATGTGAGGTAGTTATTGATTTTTACAATTCACATGGTTATCCAAGTTCATATCCAGGTGCTGATTTTGCATTAGTTCATCCAACTACATTTGATGAGGAAGGCTTAGTTCCTGATACATTAAATACGTTCTGGATTGAATTGATATATGAGGATAGTACTATACGAGAATATTATGCAAGACATTAATAATAAGGAATTTATAATTGCTGAACTGCCAACGTTCAATCCTATTTCACAACATTATGAAAGGATGAACTGGTGGAGAGAACAGAAAAGACGAATGATGGAAGGTTACTGGGTATCTGGAAAATGGATGCCTGGTAATCTTTATTTTTATGTGAATTTTTGTTTTATAAGTATATCAGACTCTAAGAGAAATAAATCAAAGGTTGTAGGAAGACCTTATCTTAGAGATCTTGAATGGGATAAAGCTTTTGTTAAACAAGAAGCTGCTGGATTCTCTGGATTTGAACTTGATGAAGTTTATACTTGTGATAGACGATATGGACCTGAAAAGGACATGGCTTTAGAACTTGGTTTTATAACTGAAGAAGAAATATCTACAAGGATTTATGTTCCAGCAAGAGAGTATCTTAGAAAAAATCATGGTAAAAATTTAGGTAAACCTTTGTATAATAATGATAAAAAAAATATCATTGACTTAGAATCCCGTGACTCAGGTAAATCCTGGACTGCTGCAAGTGATATTGTACATGAATTCTTAACTGATGGTTGTTCAGATTATGATTATTATATTGAACAAAAGAAAAAAGGAGAACCATTAAAGACTGAAATATTAGTTGGTGCTATTGATTCGTTTTATTCTTCAGATCTTTTAAGGAAGGTAAAACAGGTATTTAAATATATTCCTGGTAGTATAACATATAATGATGAATTTTATCCATCACCAATTAGTACAGTAACAACTGGTAGTTTTGCATCTGGTAAAACTTTAATATCTCAAAGTTCTGGTTCTATGATACATCACAGAACGTTTAAAGATGATCCGTTAGCTGCAGCAGGTACTCGTTGTTCTAAAGTATATTTAGAAGAGGTTGGTTTTATGAACAATATTAAAGAGACTCTTGGTGCTTTAAAAGACGTTGTATCTACTGATGCTGTACAGTTTGGTGTTATACATATGTTTGGTACTGGTGGTTTAGTTAATGGCGCAGCATCTATTTATACTTATGATATATTCTTCAATCCGCATAAATACAATTGTTTAGGTTTTGACGATATTTGGGAAGGAAGAAAACGACCTATTGGTTATTTTGTACCTGCAACAATGGCTTTAACTCAGTTCAAGGAAGGTGATAATTTGATTACTAATTATGATAAAGCTTATAGGTTTTTTGAACATTACAGACAGGAGGTTCAAGATGATAAAACGCTGTATGCTAATAGAGTAATTAACAGACCATTAGTTCCTTCTGAGATTTTCTTAACTGTTGAAGGTAACTTCTTCAAAGATCAGATGGCTGATTTGAAAATACGTAAAGACCAGATGCATTCTAAGGAAGATATTTTAGATAGTATTTGGACTGGTTTTTGTGTCTTTGATAAAGATAAAAATATTACATGGAAGAATACTAATGACCAACCGATTAGGGAGTATCCATTTGAAGCTACTGAGTTTCTACAAGGGTGTGTTGAAATATTTGAACATCCTATAAGAAACTCATCTAATAATATACCTTCTGGTATATACATTGCAGGAACAGACCCTGTAGATGATGATGATTTACAAGGTTCTTTACAGTCTACTTTTATTATGAATAGATTAACTGGTAGAATTGTAGCTGAATATACAGCAAGGCATAAAACTGCAAAAGAGTATTATGAGAATTTAAGGAGACTTTTGATTTATTATAATGCTACTTGTAACTATGAAAATGCTAAGAAAGGATTATATCAACATTTTGTTAATATGAATTCTACTTATTTGTTAGCAGCTACACCTAAGATTCTCAGGGATCAAGACATGGTTAAAACAAGTAGTTATGGAAACAAAGGATATGGTACACCTGCATCCGAAGTTGTTAACAGGTGGGGTAGAGATTTAATTAAAGAATGGTTAATAAGTAAATCATTAACTGATGAAAATATTTTAAATGTACAGTCTATAAAATCACCAATGCTTGTTGAAGAATTGATTAGGTGGAATCCTGATGGTAACTTCGATAGAGTTTCTGCACTTGGTATGCTAATGATATTAGCTCAAGATAAATTTAAAATTGAAGCTAAAATAGAACAAAATGTAGAAGATAATATTGAAAGGTGGAATAACCATTTTTCAAAATTAAAAGAAAGGCGATAATGAAATTGCTTTTTACTTGAACTTAATTATAATTAGTTTATATTTGCAAATTATTTATAAATATACAGTATGCTAACACACGAGGCGGAATTTCCAAAACAAAAAATATCTACTTCAGCAAAATCTGAAAAGTGGGGAAAGGAATGTATAGACGGAGCTGAAAAATTAGCTTTATGGTCTGACTATAGAATTAGACAAGATTATTATAATAAGAAGAAAAATTATGATTTAGCTAATGATATTATTGACATAAAAGACGTTGAAAGCGTTTGTAGTCCTTTGGGATTGAAGTTATCTTCTTTTCCAGCTACAATGCAAAATTATCCACTTGCAAATCCAAAGATTAAATTGTTAGTTGGAGAAGAAGCTAAACGTAGATTTGATTTTAAAGTTAGATCGACTAATCCAAATTTAGTTACTAAAAAGAGAGAAGAATATAAGAATGCTGTTTTACAAGTAATGGGTCAAGCACTTCAGGATGAAAATCTACCTGAAGAAAAACTAAAAGAAGAATTAGCCAAGATACAAGAGTATTATAAATATTCTTCACAAGAAATGTCAGAGAAAATGGCTACTGATATTTTAAATTATTTTTATAAAAAGCTTGATTTAAAACGTAAATTTAATTCTGGTTTTCAAGATGCTCTAATAGTAGCTGAAGAAATATATCGTGTGGGTATTGTTGCTGGTGAACCTATTGTAGTTAAATGTAATCCTTTGAATTTGTTTACATATGGTACAGGACACAATGCTGATTTAGATGAAGCTGATATTATTATTGAGGATGGATTCTATCCTGTAGGAGAAGTTATTGATGAGTTTTATGATTTTTTAAAACCAGCTGATATAGATTACTTAGAAGGAGATGACAAACGTTCAGGAGCTTCTAAGAAGAATGACATAAATTACAATCATAGTTTCCCTATGATGAGGTCTGATATTTTTTCAAATGAATTTATCGATGTTAAAACTGAAGGTGCTGGTCTTGCACCTTTTGGTGGTTTTAGAGATGAGGTTGGTAATATTAGAGTTGTTCGTGTTACTTGGAAATCAAGAAGGAAGATAGGTAAACTTTCTTATTTTAATGAATTTGGAGAAGTTGAAGAAAAGTTAGTTGATGAAAATTATAAACCAAATGAACAATTTGGTGAAACTGTTAAATGGCTTTGGGTCAATGAATATTGGGAAGGTACACGTATTGGTGAAGATATTTATGTAAAAATACAACCTAAAGAAGTACAGTTCAGATCAATGAACAATATATCTAAATGTAGATCAGGATATATTGGAACTGCATATAATATTAATGCTTCACGAGCAAGATCTTTATATGATCAAATGAAACCATATCAGTATTTGTATAATATATTTATGTACAGAACTGAACTTGCATTTGCTAAATATAAAGGTCCAATTATGGAAATTAACCAGGCAGCAATACCAGAAAATATGTCCTTAGAGGATTTCCTCTATTATGCAGAAGTAATGGGTTATATGCTTCTTGATCCTTTTAATGAAGGTAAAAAAGGTGCTGCTCAAGGTACTATGGCTGGTAGCATGAATACTGTAGGTGGTAAAATATTATCAGACCAGAGTATTGCAAGTTATATACAGTCTAATCTTGAGATGTTAAGGTACTTAGAACATCAAATAGGAATTATATCTGGTGTGTCTGAACAACGTCAAGGTCAAATTGAATCACGAGAATTAGTTGGTAATGTTGAACGTGCAGTAACTCAAAGTGCACATATTACAGAACCCTGGTTTTCAACTCACGAAGGCGTTAAACTTAGAGTACTAAGTGCTTTACTTGATACTGCTAAATTTTGTTATAGAACTGAAACTGATAAAACAATTCAGTATGTTCTTGATGATATGAGTACATCAATGATTAAAATGAATGGAGAAATTTTAAATTCTTCTGATTATAATCTATTTGCAAATAATTCAAGTAAAGACATGGAATTTGAACAAGCATTGAAGCAGTTAGCTCAAGCTGGTTTACAGAATGATAAATTAACATTTACTGATTTAATTAAGATATATCAGTCTAATAACATGACAGAGATATCTAAGTATATTCAAAATGCTGAAGAAAGAAGACAACAAATGCTTCAAGAACAGCAACAGAAAGAACTTGAAAATCAACAGCAAATGCAACAAGTACAAGCTGAAACTCAAGAAAGATTAATGCAGATGCAGATTGAAAATAGAGAAGATGAACAAGCTGCTAAGATTATGCAGATTAGAATTCAAGGAGAAGAAGATCGTAAAACTCTAATGTTACAAAAAACAATGGAGAGTGATACAGATACTTCAAGTCAAGATTACGAATTAGCTATTAAAGAACTCGAAGAAAGTACTAAACTAAAAACTAAAGAACTCGAAGATAAGAAAAAACTTAAAGAAAAAGAATTATCGGATAACAAGGAACTTAAAAATAAAGAATTAGATTTACAAAGAGAAATTAAAAATAAAGAAGTAGAAGTTAAAAAAATTGCGGCAAGGAACAAGCCAAAACCAACATCCAAATAAGCTATAAGAATCACTACAATCTAATAACATTTATTAGATAATATTTGGATATATTTTATAAAAATGATTAATTTTGCAACAATATGGAAGATAATAAACAAAAATTCGGATTAGATTTTTTATCACAACAAATAAATCTAAGCGATCAACCTGAGACAATCGAGATTGTTGATAAGGTTGCTGATGCACCTGATGCACCTGAACTTATAGAAATTATAGATGAAGGTGCTCCTAATTCAATCATAGATAATGAATCTAAGGATTCTTCCATCTATGTTCCTTTTGCTAATCTTTTGGTCGAAGAGGGAGTACTTTCATCTGAAGATATTGAAGGTTACGATGGTAGCCTTGACGGACTTGTACAGAGTTTCTCTAAAAGAATTCAAAATGAAGTTAAAGAACATTTAAATTCAAAACCTAAAGAAGTCCAAGATTTTATTGAAATGTTAGAAAGAGGAGTTTCTCTTGATGACGCAAAAACTATTATAAAAAACGAAAAAGATTTTTCATATTCAGAAAAAGACGTTGAATCTGATGAAAATATCCAGAGAAATATAATTGAAAAATATTTAAAATCAATTGGAGAATCAGACGAAGACATTAGTGATGCAATTAAATATTACGAACAAACTGAAAAATTATCTGATAAAGCATTGTCTTATTATGATAAAATGAAAGGTCGCATCGAAAAAGAAAAAGAATTAGCTATTGAACGTGCTGAACAAGAAAAAGTACAGCATCAAAAAAATGTTCAAAAGCAATTAGAAGATTTAAAAAATAAAGTGTTTGAAATTAAGGAAATTATTCCAGGTAAACCTTTAGCTGAAAATATTAAAAATTCAATTTATCAATCATTAACTACTCCAGTAGCTCAAGATGAATATGGTAATCCTTTGAATGCAGTAGCTAAAAAGAGATTAGAAAATCCATATGATTTTGAAATTAAACTTCACTACTTGAATGCTCTTGGAGTGTTCGACGGTAAGTGGGATGCGCTAATCAATGTTGGAGTTACTAAAGCAGCTAAAGATTTTGAAAAACAATTATCATCTTCTGGTAATTTTAATTCAGGAAAACCTTTTTCAATCAAAGAAGAAAAAACCCAGACTGAGGGATTAGTCAGTTCATTACATGCCTTGTTGAAACAAAAAGGCATTAACAAACCTTAAAAATTATAAAAAATGCTTATTTCACCTTTTCAAGAGTACGCACCGACAGACTGGTCTGGTCTAACTACTGAAACACATTTGGCGAGTATTTATCAGTTGGACGTTCAAATGGCATCTGACTTGATTACTTTAATTCACCAAACAAATTACGGTATGGACTTAGATTCATTCCTCGGTCAATTTGGTACAAAAACCTTTAATTCAGACGAAGATTTCCGCTGGATGCTACAAGGTCAAAGTCGTAGAAATCTACCACTAAAGAGAGCAGAAATTAACGGTACTGCCGTTTCTGCAACTTCTGAAGCTGGTAAAAATGGAGCAACATTTACATTGGTTTTCCCAGAAGCTTTGTTTTCTGAAACCGATTTGATTGTTGGAGAGAAAAACGAACGTTATCCAATTCGTGTATTGAGTGGTCCAACTTTTGTTGGCGATGAAGTACATTACGAATGTGACTTGTTCACTGGTGACCCCTTCCTGTTCATTCCTTATGAAGAGTTGATTCAAAACAAACGCTTCTCTAAAGAATGGAACCCTGTTGAAACTACCTTGTCTGTTAAAGGTGGTACTGTGAACTATACCTCTCCGTTCGCGATGAGAAATACCTTCACATTCATTCGTATGGAAGATACTCGTCCAGGTAACATGATTGACAAACCAGTTGCTTTCTCATGGATTGTTGTTGATGAAAACAATGTTAAATCGACTAAAACTACTTGGATGCAATATGCAGACTGGGAGTTTGAAACTCAATTTAAAGAGTCTAAGTCTTTGGCATTGATGTTTGCAACATCTAACCGTAGAGAAGATGGTACTTATTCACAGAAAGGTCTTTCTGGAAATTACATCCGTCAGGGAGCTGGTATCCGTCAACAAATGGAAACTTCAAACGTAGCTTATTACAATGAATTCGACATTGAGTGGGCAACTGAAATTCTCTTAGATACATCTATTAATCGTTTAAGCAAAGACAATCGTAAATTCATCTGGAGAACAGGTGAGTGGGGAATGTATCAATTTTCTAAATCATTAGAAGATTATGCAAGTCTTTATACCCCATTGTTTGACAACACTCGCGTTGTAGCTGGTGCTGGCAACTCAATGAAATTCAAAGGTCAATTCCTTGAATATATGGGTCCAAACGGTATTGAGATGACTTTGTCTCATGAACCAATGAACGATAACACTGTTCGTAATAAAGTTTACCATCCAGATGGTGGACTTGCTGAATCAAGACGTTATGATATTCTTGACGTTGGTACTTCAAACGGACAAGCTAATATTCAAAAATGCTACGTTAAAGGACAAGAAAACATTATGGGTTATATCCCTGGTCTTCGCCATCCTTTTAAACTCGGTAAAGAAAGTTACAATAGCATCATGGCACATTCTGTTGATGGATATTCTATCCACAGAGCTTGTGCATTCGGTGCAATGGTTACAGACCCAACAAGAACTTTGGGTATGATTCCATCAATTCTTTCTGAGGTTGGTGTAGTATATTAAAATTAAATTCTGATCCCCGTAGTCACTGAAGAAATTCAAACTACGGGGTAAAGAATTAAGTGGAACAAAACAAAAAGCAAAATGGAAAAAACGTTAACACAAACAACAAGTAGAATGCCACTTTTGAATAAGAAAGTACAAGTACTTCCTATTCACAGAAAAGGTGGGTTTTTACCAGAAAATCATGATGGAGCATTCATGTTTACTGGAACAAAAATGAGAATCGCTGTGCCATATAACGCACAAACTCAAAGATTAGTTGATCCTTTTACAAATGAAGAAAGAGATTGGCTTGAAACAAATCCAGATTTATCTTTTCAAAAAGGTGATTTATCTGTTCACAAGAAAGGTGGGTATTTGAAAAAATATCACATAACATTAGATAAAAGTGGAAAAATTTTAGATCTCAGTGATCCGCATGATTTTATTACTTATAAAATCCTTTTAGCAAATAAAGAGTTGGTAGCACCAACTTATGAAGATAGGATGAAAAAAGGTACTTATAAATTCATGATGGTTGATATGGATCATCAAGTACAGAAGACTGCTAAAGAAGCAGCATTTATGGAAAATGTATGGATTGAATTTGGT